CCTGCCGTTGGGGCAGCAGATGCCGTTGTGCTGTAATAAAGTGAAATTGGCGTGTAGGTTGCTTGTGCCATAATTTATTCCTTAAAAAGTCCCGCCAGTAATGTAATTCCATGCTGGCACAGACGCTCCTGCAATCAATACCTGCCCTTGTATGCCATTAGCAATATTTGCTACTGCAACCGTACCGCCAACAGTTTTTAGACTACCAGTAGTATCATACGCACCATCTGTTGTCCAAGTATCCCCAACTTGCAACGTAACTTTAGCAATTGTTCTTAACGTACTACTATTATTATAACTAATAGTTAGCGTAACAGCTGCAGTATCTCTGTTTTCTATAGTAATGGTCTTGACAGTCCTACGAGTAGAAGCAGCAGGAGCAGCAACTAAAGTAACTGATGTCGTACCATTTAAAGAGCCATCATTAGCGCCTTCTGTGAAGGTCGTGCCATTATTATCTGCGTAAGCAGACGTAAAATCAGGGTTGGTTGTAGCCGCAGCCCCTGACATGGCTACTACAATTGATTTTGTGGTTGCGTCAAGGATTAACATATTTTTTCCTAAGAAATAAACCAAGCGAACGCATTAGCTTGAGATGATGAGCCGCCACCTGATGCCTGCCATGCTGCTGTGGTTCCATTAGATGTTAAAACATACCCATTAGAACCAATCCCAAGCCTTGTGGCGCTATTTGTTCCATTCCCTATTATAAGGTCGCCAGTAGTAGTAATGGGAGACAAAGCGTTGAACGCGGTCGCCGCTGTAGTCTGGCCTGTACCGCCTTGCGCTATTGTTACAGCCGTACCTACATCAAGCATCCTGACCCACGAACTGCTATGAGCAAAGTACATTGCCCCGTCGGCATGACTATGAGCCAAAGCTCCGTGATAAGTAGCTGCAGACGGAAAGGCCGCTTGGTTGGCATAATAAAACGGAATAACCGACCCAACTTGTGGAGCAGTAATTGCACCAGTGTCAGAGACTGTGACCAAACTATTTTGTACAAGTTTTCCAGTTACACCGTCAAATCTTGTAATTGCATTGTCGGTGGCTGAGGCTGGGCCAACTACATCGCCAGAACCTGATGAATTAATTGTTTGGTTAGGCCAAGTTCCTGAAACAGTAACATTAGTGCCAGCAACAATTGAAGGGGTGGATGTTCCCGTTCCGCCACTGGCAACGGCTAAAGTACCTGCTATTGTGATAGTTCCTGATGTAGTGATAGGCCCACCAGATGTCGTTAATCCAGTTGTGCCACCAGATACTGCAACGCTAGTAACTGTTCCTCCACCGCTAGAACCGTTTGCCGCCGATGTAAGTCGCCCTTGAGCATCCACAGTAATGTTTGCCGCGGTGTATGAGCCTGCAACCACTGCCGTATTAGCAAGAGAGATAGTACCTGTGGAGGTGATTGGGCCACCCGTAAGACCAATCCCTGTAGCCACGGAGGTAACGCCAGAGCCACCCGTACTAAGAGTTGTCCAAGCGCCGTTGATGTAGCCTTCAAGCAAGCCAATGGTTGTGTTGTAGCGAATAGTTCCATTGGTGGTTGCGCCCCTTTGCCCAGTGGTTCCTGCGGGGATAACAACGCCTCCCGTACCGGGGATTGTTGGGTCGCTAGTAATTGAAATAGTAGGCGTGGTAGTGCTATTAACAACCGTTATTTGGTTTGCAGTGCCTATTACACTAGTAACAGACCCTGCGCCCGTGCCAAAAACTGTCCAAGCACTGTTTTGATAAAACTCAAAATTAACATTGTCTGTGTTGTAGCGAATCGTACCATTTGTAGGTAATGCAGCTCGAGCTGCAGTATTACCGGAAGGGACAACCGCACCAGCTGTACCCGGCAAAACAGGATTACTAGTTATAGCAATAGTTGGATTGCCTGAAGTACCCGCGCCATCAGTTACAGTGATTTGGTTACCTGTGCCTGCCAATTGGCGTATAGTTGCGCCTGTACCCAGCATAGTTAACTGCCCGTAACCACTTAAACCTGCAATAGCTGCGGGAACCCCTGTTAAGGCAATCGTAGGATCACCAGAGACACCACTGCCATTTGTAATGGTTATACCTTGGCCACTGACTTGAAGTGTCCTGGGTGTTAACGTAGTGCTTCCGGTTTTTGCCATAATGCCTGTACTGGCATTAATCAGGCTTAAGAGTGCACCAGTAGTGCCAATTTGAAACAATCCTTGCGCGCCACCGTCAGAAATAGTTAAACCTGAGGCCACGCCTACATAACGACTATTTGCAAGAGTAGATTCTAAATTAACTGTAAGGAAAGTCTGAGTTTGCGCAGGGCTGGCAGCTATGGCGCCTGCTGTAGTTTGTACAGTGACGCCATTTTGAACAATGGGGACAGCTTCAGTACCAGTAATGGCACTAGCTGAAGGTAGTTGAGTAATCTGTATGTTTGCCATATTAAGGACTTAAATTATCCAAGTTTCCATTATTTTCCGGATTATCTTGATTATCTTCAGGCGAGATTTGATTATTCTCGTATGGACCAGTAATCAATGCATCCGGATCTGTACTCACATCGGCATCAGGCCGTGGAAAACGAATCGAAATCTTCTCAGGTTGCCTTGCCGGTAACCTATATGGGTCAAACTGATCTTTACAACCTTGATTACATACTCTTAACCCTGGAAAATTAGGATCTTGAGATAAATCAATATACGCCCTTTTCATACGACAACGATCGCATATCGCTATGCTAATTATACTATTGCCAATAGTATCTAGTGTACGCGGCATTAGCTTGTATAAGGAGCTATATTAGGCGCAAGATAAATAGGCGACTTATCTCTCTCTTCTTGATCTGCTTGATTCCAATATTTATCAGCTTGCTGCTCAAGATATGCAATTCTACCTGTATCAACCCCGGGTAATTCCATAGACATTTGATGGGCAAGCATGTTCTGAATTGCTAAATACCACCTTTGTGGAATTTCTACTTCACCACTTAATGCACCAACATCTTGTATTTGCCGATGGCACCACGCAACAATTTGCTTAAATGGGTTACCCGGGACAGGCCATGTATACATTGAAGGTTGCGGAATAGTTCTATCAAACCAAAACAATAAAGGCTGGTCTGATGTGAAATTCTTATTAGGCAAATTTGTGTAATCGTCACGATTTAAACGCGCCATAGGTATTTCTGTAGGCGCTGTGCCCCATACCAATTCACGAACAGCTAAAGTACCACCACCATTTTCCTTAATTCTCCACAAAGGCGTACTTTGCGAAGGCTCAAGATCATAGTAGTTCCATTTACCATCAACCCAAGTGGTTGCTCCGGGTGAGTATACAGTGGTCCAAGTAATATTATCGGTACTACATTGGATAGCTATATTAAAAGACGCAGAAGTACCTGCCAAAATACCTACTGTCGCAATGTAAATGTCATTTCCTGAGCCATTATTAATGCCAAGATAGCCGTTTGGCGCGCTTTGTTGGCAAATTGTGTCTGTATTACCATCATAGGCGTTTGCAACATTGCCTGAAGAACCAAACATGCCTGTAGTAACGCGAGTAACTGATCGATAATTGGCGTTTAGAACATCAACAGTGCCTAATGGCATGTCATAGATATATTGCTCTTGGTAAAGGCCTTGCACAACTTTATTAATGCACCAATATTGAATGCCACGATTGGCCATATTGGAAAGAACATAATATAAACTGGTCTTTGAAGCTAAAACTTGCTCATTGGTAAGCTCTTCTGCCAATTTACCAGCACGACGAGCCCCATGGTCAATCAGTTGTTGAACCGAAATAACTGTAGTACCGACGGTTCCACTTGTTGACATGAATTACCACCTTCCTGTCTTTTTTGTAGTTGTCAAAGAACCGCCATCAGCGCAATGCCAACGCTTAAGAGACGCAGCTTTTCGAGTAGGCTGACCCTTGTCATCTTTCATAGGCCCCGGCATACCACTCATACGTGCACAAAAAGAATCGTGTCTTGGACCCTTTGCTTGTGGCGCCTTAAGGTTACTACCGGTTGCACTATTAAATTTATCTCGACCTTTTTGAGTAAGGCCGGCGCCTTGGCTTGTAGGCAACTTTTCCCCACGACTAACAGATAGTCTAGGGTCGCCACCTTTTGCCATTTTTGCTGTCTTGGCTGCAGCTTTAAAATCAGCCGCAGTAGGCGCGCCTTTAGCACCAACTTTGCGCATCTTTTCACCAGAGCCGCGCTCAATTCTTTCACGCTTGGCATGAATATTCTCATACAAACCGCCGCCAGCTTTCATTTTCTTTTCGGAAAATAATTTATCCACCATAGCCACCCTTTGAGGTTTTGTGGTTACGTTCTCAATAATTTCTGCACGTTCTGATTTGTTTTTTCCTGCCTCATAAAACCCAGCCTTTTTTAAAGACTTAGTTACTCCACCATCTTTAAATTTCTTACCCTCATCAGCTTTGGCAAACTCTTTGCCAACTTTTTGAGGCACACCGCCATACCCACCTTTAGTGTGAGCTGCAGCTTGCATTAAGCGATGTTGAGCTGGTGATTTGCTTGGCATGATTAAGCCATAGGGTTGACGTAGTGTTTTTGCATCTCAAGAATTATTGTGTATGTGTCGCCTGCAGACCCATCTAAAGTAGTGAAAGTAATCACGCCATCTTTACCAGTGCCAGCGTTATTCCATAACCCACCAAAATCTGAATAATCTTGCGTATAATTTGTATTTTGCGGAATAGTTCCAATAACTACAGGCGTAGTTGCCTTCCAGTTCATTTGAACTTCTAAGCCATGCGTCATAGCCGTACATTTTAAAATAGTCACAGCATCACAAGCGCCACCTGCAACAGAAGATGAAAGTGCTGAAGGCGTTACTTTTGCAACAGCAGACTCATTTTCAGTCGTACTCATAGTTGCGTAAAACTTCATAATGGCAACTCTTTCGCCATCAAACAATGTTTGGGATGTAGCAGTAATAGTCATGTCAATTCCCTAATCAAAAGCAGGGGCCGAAGCCCCTACTCTATTTAGCAAGAGCCGCCGTACTTTTTCTTCATTACGGTATGCCCAAGAGAGTCACATTTCATTTCAACGTGACCACCTTCTTTGTACTTAGAAGGTGTAATCGTGCCACCAGTTTTATAGCCACCCATCATCATGCCGCCGCCCATCATGGCTTTACCACCTTTTTTCATCATACCGCCGTCTTTGTAACCACCTTGCATGTTAGCTACACCACCAGTAGCCTTGTGCATTCCACCATGCTTAAGCTTCAATGTAGTACCTTTGTCACCCTTATGCTCTTGCATATCATGTTGCTTAAAGGCTTTTTTCATCATGGCCTTGTCTTGCATCATATCTGCTTTGCCGCCTTCTTTCATAGCAGCTGCTGCCATTAAAGGCGGGGCTACATTAGGACGTGCTGCACGAGGCATACCCATTGCACCAGTACGTTGGATCGCAGCAGGCATACCTTTTTTCATACGAGGCTCAACTGAAGGCTCAGTAGTCATTTCTTTACGTTCACGCTTAAACTTAGCCATGCTATACTCCTTAAGCTTGCGTGACGCCAAGAGCGCCAACACGGGTTGCATTTGGGCCTGCCGCAATTGCTGGTAGGGCTATTCCCATCACAAGACGTTTGATGCCATCTGCCGCCGAGGAGGGCAAATAAGTACCACGCACATCACCTGTGGTTGTGGTGGCCGTCAATGTAGCGGCAACAGTCATGGTGCCAGCATCTTCAGCCAAAGTATTGTCCCAGCCCGCACGGGTGACGTAGCCCCTATCAGTGATACGCAATGGCGCACCCAAGATGTCGGTTGTACCTACCGCAACAGTTACCACGCTTGCTCCAGAAGAGACAACACTAGAGATTTGAAAAAAGGCTTTTTTACCGCTGACAGTTGTTGACGCTACTGTGCCTGTTGCAATGACCTCGCTCATGGCTTGACCGTAATAGTCAAAACCTGAAACAGTAATGTTCACAGTAGTTGGACTACCAGCGCCTGTGGTTGTAGAAACAGCACGAGGGCAGTCAAGTTGCAAGACTGTTGCACCACTTGTAGTCGTAACGGATGTAACACCAGCACCTGCGGCAAGCGTGAGCGTGGTAGCAGTTGTAATAACAGCGGCAACAATGTTAGTTGTTAGTTTTGCTTGCGGTACAGCGTCCCAAACATAAAGACGACCTAGTGGGCCTACACCTACGCTCATTGGGGATGGGTTTTGCAACAAAGCATTGCCTGAACCAATAATTGTGGCGCTTGCTACAGTTTGTGATGCGCTTACGGTGTAAGTACCTACTCCACCTGTACCTGTACCAAAAGCTGTAATATAAGTACCATTGGTGAGTGATGTTGAGCTGTCAATGAACATACCTACAATAATTGGGTCACCAGAAAGCATTGCGGTGACAGTTAATGTAGTAGTAGCAATTGAGCCAGTAAAGGTTGAAACTGCAGGGTAGGCGTCCATACCTTGTACGGTAATGGCGGAACCTAGAAATAGGTCATCTGAAAATTGGGGCATCGTCTGCTCCTTGAAAAGTTTGACGAATAGTGAATAAAGGGGCTGAGTTTTATCCCAGCCCCTAGTACTTTACACGCCGGGCGTGCCGTATAACGCGCGAGGATCTGTCCAGCCAAGATCGTAACGCTCAGTGCTCTTATAGCGCATTGAGTCAGTTTCGAAATCGCCTTCCATGGTTTTTTCCAAACCACGACGCATCATAAGTTTCAAGCCTTCTGGTGCGTCTGTTTCTACCCACCATGCAGTTGCTGAAGTCAAACGAGAAAGAACAGCTGCGCCTTCTGGCAACAAACCAATTGATTTAACTGGGTTGATGTCGTTATTTGCAGTGCCTGCACGTAAAACAGACTTCAGCAATACTTCAGCTTGAAACACATTGCCCGGTGCAATAACCAGTTTGGTTGGTTGCAAACGGATTTTCTTACCGTTGTTGTCAACTGCTTGACGAACTTGGATAAGCATCTGCTCTAGTGAAGTTTGCGACAAGTTAGCGGCAGTCGATAGCAGATTGCTAAAGTTACCATTAACGATTGGGTGAGTAGTAGCATTCAACTGAACGCCGTCACCGCCTGGGTAGGCACTATTGAAAGCACGATTCAGCACGTTGGCTGCAAGTGTTTCTTTAGTTTCAACCAAGGATTGCGCCAAGTGCTTGGCATATACAGAACCAATACGGATGTGGTCACCATCTTCAACCAGCACTTTGGTCAGAGCGAAGGCTAAGCCATACACTTTGTACACATAGCGTTTGAGGAAGAGGACACCGCCTTGTTGATACGACACTGGAGTACCGTCAGGCAACTCAGGTGCTGCACCAAAACCGTACAGGACTGGCTCTTCGTGGTAGTTACGTGGAATACCTTGTTGCTCACGGAAAACCTCGGACCATTCATCGGTACGCTGGTCATAAACTCCGTCAAATGCTTCGTTGAGAATTGGCTCAACAATCGATCGGAAGTCAGTACTTCTCATTGGGGCTGCCATAGTTTATGCCCTCCCTTAGATAGCGTTAAGAGTAGCGACCAACTGATGGTTAGCAACTTGTACACGAACAATCGTGTATGCATCACCCCAAGCGTTGTCAGCGTACGGTGCTAAGTCTACAATACGCATTTGGCCAAAAGTCGCAGTACCTGTCAATGTAGCCGACATAGTGCACTGTGACAGACCAGTTGTAGTAGAACCAGCAGTTAGGTTAGAAAAATTAGCGTTATCGCCAATCGAGGTTTGGGCTACAGAGCCATCAGCTTGGATTTCATATACGATCAAAGGATCGTTATAAAAATAAGCTATGCAGCTACCAGCTTGGTAAGCTGTATTTGCAGGCCAGTAGTTTGACACACGACGACGACCTGTAGTGTCAGTAAATTCTACGCCGGAAAATGCTCCAACGAAAGCTTCTGTAGAAGATACAGGGTTGATAACACCATTATTGTACTTGACCGGCTGACCTTTGAGAATATCTGTATTGTAAGCCGATGTAATGCCATTAGCCAACGCCTGAGCACGTTCCAATCCCGTAGGAAAGAACGCCGGACGAAGACCGAATGGTGCAGAAGTTGCGCTCATATAATGAGTCCTTTCACATTCGATATGCTAAATTACTCAAAAATTGGTACTTTAGCTGTGGCGTTAGATTCCATGCCTTCACCTTCTACTGATACAAGCGAACGACCCCCGCTATCGCGAGCTCCAAGCAATTGTTCTTGTTGCACCTTAATCTTGTCCTGCTCTTCGAGCGGGGCACGATGGTGTATTTCAAACATGATTTCTTGATAAAGATCCATAGGCATCTTATACAAGATCATTTCGTTACAAGAAACAAAACCTGCATGCTCACCAGCTTTCACTCTTAGATGCTCAAAGCCCGGCAATTCTTCGGCTTTTACAGGCTCATAACCCATTCGCATCCGTTTGTGGATTGGGTCGTACTGATTTGTAGAAGACAACCAGCACAAATGGTAACCCGGAATTTCGGGTGGGGTCGGAAGTGCTTCTTGAAGCCACTCCGAGCGGAACATCTTACGACGCTCCTCGGAAAATACAAAGTTGGTTTCGGGTGCATCGCGCTTACGATCATCGGCAGCACGACTTTCACGTCCTACACCAGCGTTTTTCTTTATTCTGTCATCCATCATTAGCCCCTATTCGGTTTGTTTTGACGATCCCAATCCGCAAATTTACGAATCATCTTATTACGTCGTTCTGTATTATCCCACATGCCTGCTTCCTTAATGGCTGCGACACGATCAGGTGTTAAGCGAAACTCATTAGGTCGTACTCCGCCTGATGATTCTCGCCCCGAACTAGTAACCACAGATCTAGGCCTCTGATTTCTGTTACGCTCATTATATCCTGTGTTAGAACGATGTGGTAAATATTTTTGTAAACGTTCGTCAAGCTCTTCCCAATAATCTTCTTGAGTTGGGTCAAACCCTTCTTCAGTCAATGTGCGGTCAATTTTTTGAGCAATCTCTGAATCAAGATCTTTGCCTTGCGGATCATACCAATTATTACGCCCCATCCAATCAGCAGCCATTCTCTGAACCATAGGGTCAGGAAGTTGTATATTTTGCTTAGGTTGTTGCGACATTTGGCGAGTGGCAGTCTCCTTAATATTACTTAAAGACTCCATCTTACGTTGAGCATCATATAGCATCTCTTGGGCTTGCACCAAAGATTCACCATCTTGTGCAGACACAGCTTCTTTCATCTTCATTTTGGCGTACTCAACTTGTACACCAGCATCGTCGATGGCTTTATCTACACGTGCTAATTCTGCGCCTGATGTTTTCTTTTCCAACACAGCAAGTCTATCCGCCAAGGCATTATTTTGCTTCTTTAGTGCAGAAATAAGATGGTTAGACTCACGTGCCTTTTCACGATGAAGTTGCTTTTTGAGCTTTCTTTCTTCTCGACGAGCTGCTCGAATAGCTTCACGTTCAGGATCATTATCAGATATACCATCCTTGGCTTCATAATCGCCAGAAGGACCATCGTCATCATCATCTGCGTTATTTTCAGAAGTTTGCGGTGATGGCTCACTATCAGGAAGCTGCACAACAGCAGATCCGTCAAGCTCCTCATCCACCTGTAGTTCCAATTTTTCAGTGGGAGTCATATAGTTTTACCTTTCTGCGCTTAAACAAACGCTTTAATTGCGAGGGGGTCCCCAGTACAGGCGCCAATGAGCTCATGGTCATTGAAAAAAGTAAAGAGTGCTTTACCTTTTTGCTCGCCTTGCTCAAAGTCGATTTCCCAACGATCGCCGCCCCATTTTGGCACACGCACGTAATCCCCAACTCGTGCCCATGCTCCTTCTGGCCATGGTTCCATGGTGTCACGCTTCATAAATGCAAGCGGGCCTACGGCAATAACTTTGCCAATCATGGTGTTCCACTTCTCAGTTTCTTTTGTTTCTTCCACTAACATAATACCCGATGCGGTAACTTTGTCTTTAACGGCGCGAAGCTGCACCAAGACACGAGCACCATAAGGGCGCATAAGTGGATCTACTAACGGAAACGCTTCTGCAAGCGTTTGCTCAGCGATATCATTCGACATCTCGTTTTTCCTCTTCTAAAAGAGCATCAAGAATTGACAAAGCTTCTTCCAAGCCTTGGTAATGGCCCACCAAGCGCTGATAAGATTCAAAATTTACAGGCGTACCAGCTTTAAGTACCTGTGAAATCTGTTCTTGCTCAGCCTTGATGCGGCCAATAAAGTCTGAAATAGTCCTCATCAGCGACCGCGACCTGCTTTTCGCATAGGTAGTGCTATTGCGATTGTCAGACCGGGACCTTTAAGAGAGCCACCCTTTTTCAGAGAAGCGATCTTACCGGTTGGTTTAGGCAGAGGCTGCTTTTGTGAAGAATCCTCTATCAGTGTGCGAGTTTTGCTTTCTGGCATAACTGCGCCACCTGATTTATAGCCTTTAATTCCTTTGCCTTTGGCTTGTGTAAAACCACCGGCTTCGCCCATAGCTAGGCGTTTATGCATATTGATGTCATCAGACATTTGGTTCTCCTAATTGAGATTGTAGTTGCTGCTGCGCCGAAAGAGCAGTTCTTACTTGCTCATGCTGTAATAAAGCTGCGTCATGAGTCAACTCAGCTGTTTTAATACGTTCCTGAGTAAGGTTATCCTCAGTATTTAAGATTAAGTCTGTTTGCAACTTCTTTTCCTGTGCTTGCTGATCTAAAGCCATTTTCTGAGCTTTTAATTGCAGGTCGCCTTGGTCTTTTGTTGCACGACGCTGCGTCTCAGCCATAGAAGTTTGCATATAGGCTTGTGTTGCAGGGTCTGGAGGTGGTGTACCTCTCATTTGCTGCAGCATTTGTATTGATTTTTGAATAATTGTAGGTATTTGTTCAAATACACCTTGCGTATCCATCATTACATGCTGCGATGAAACGGCTAATAGCTTATCAGCATCGTGCGGTAACTCTTGTTCGCGCATAACATCAAATGGTCTACCTAAAGCTTCACTTGCGTAAGTATCAATTTGGTTGAGATACCATAAAGTGACATGCTGCTTTAGGTGCTCAAGTGCTGCTGGGACATAAGTAGGTGCAATTATGGGATTACTACCATACATTGGGTTTTGTAAGTAATCCAGCAACACCTGAATGTGTGATAAATGGTCCTGATGTGGGAAAGCGCCAACAGCTTTGCCTACAGTCATGGCCACGTTCTCCAAAGCTGGGTTCATATCCTTAACATTTTGCGGATCTGGCAATACCTCGTTAATATCTGGGATCTTAATCTGCCGTAGAATACGTTTTTCAACCGCTAGACGGTTATATAGGTCAGGATTTGCTTGTGAGCGTGCTGCAAGTGCTTGAATTTGCGCGTAGCGCTGAGTTTCTGAAAAGATATGCGGATCAGAGACAGGCACAATGTCAGAATTCTTTTCAAAATCCTCTTTTGTAACACCAATATCTTCAGCAATGTCATTTAAGCGTTGCTCATCAAGATACCAGCGGTTAAGACGTGCAATAACTTTAAGTACTTTCTTTTGTGACTCATGCAAACGTGCATGAATTGAAGAGAAAACAGCAGCCCCTTGCTCAATAAGGGCTTGTGTAGTACCTACCGGAGCTTGAGAATTGACATCAGCTATCTTCTCTTCACTAGTAGTAACCACGCCTTTAGCAGCATCGGTTAACCAGCCTAAAAGTGAGAATAGAACTGGGCTTGGCGGATTAAATGGTATAGGCATGGCGATCTTACGAACATCATCTACGCCCGGTGCGCCTTCAATCTCAGCAATTTGTGTAGGCTCAATGGTAGTACTTTGGCCAGAAATCTTAGCACCTTTGAGCTTCAACATGGTTGGTGCAGTATTGATGTGAGCGCTATCCAATAAAGCACGTAATGCGCCAGTCAATGCTGCCGATAAGCCACCAATGAGATGCGGAAAACCAATAGCATAAGCACCACGCCAAGGGATAAACTTAAACTCAATAATCCAATCCATTTTAGATAGAGTCTTATCGCCTAATTCCCAGTTACGATATAAGCCTACAACTTCACGAGAAATCTCATCAATGGTTAAGATATACGGCGCGCGTTCACCTTTGGAGTAGGTATCATCCTCAAGCTCAAGCCATGTATAGATATTAAAGACTCGGCGTACGCCATCAATATTCTCACCTTGAGAACTCTTACCTTCAATCTTTTTATTGGCCTTCTCAGCCTTAGACTCTTCAGGCTCCATACTTGCGCGATGGATTTGAATATCCAAATACAAACCTTGCGATACACGAAGCTCAAACTCTTCCTGCGTAATATCTTGCACCTCAGTAATACGAGCTGCGGTGTAAAAGTTACCAGCAGAAAATGGCAAATAGATATTGTCAATTGGCACAAACTCTACGCAAGGTCGTTTCTTTTGATCATCATACCAGATTTTGAAATACTGAGAGCCGCCTAATGGGATTTGAGTAAACATCTGCTCTTGCTCATCGCGGAACTCTTCAATTTGCTCAGTTAACTGCCAATTGAGAAATTCTTTTTTACGATCAGCACGCTTAGTTTTTTCTTCAGTAATCTCACCATAAAGCTTAGTTCTTACTGGACCATCCGGTGGAAAGAGTTCCTTAATAGCTCTTGCTGCAAAGTCTACGCAAGCCTCAGCCATTACTGGGTGTACTACCTTTGATGCGCCTTGGAAAGATGCTCCACCTGGTGCGTCATGCCCTAAGCCTGTACGCCGAATTCCATCCTCATATTGCTTATCACGCTCTGATCTGGCATCTTTATCTTTATCGATAAGATCCAAATACTTAATAGCAACATTACCCATGTCATAGGCAGGTAATATCTCAGCAAGATTCTCATAGAAATCAGGCTCATCGTCAGGGCCTTTAAGATCATCCATACGTACAATAACTGAGCCATCAGGTAGCTCTTCAATAGTATCTTCTTCCATATCGGCGTCAAAGATGTCATTAAACTTATGGTCATCATCATCTTTTTCATCTTCAACAGGCCCAACAAAACGACTATAGTCTTGTGGTATGGGCATTTCAGTAGCCATTAGGTTCTCCGAAGTTCAGCCCGCATGGCGGGAATTGTTTTTGTAATACGCACTGTGCCACCTTTGGCGAATCCAACGCCACGTTCACGTTCAAGATGCCGTATAAGTAAGCGGCTTAAGAACTCTCTCTGCTCAGGCGTTAAGTTACGCGTTTCAGGATTCATACTTGCCAGATTCGACTGCGTAATGCGATTAACCATCTCTGGAGTAAGCTCTGGGCCTCTATTACGCAAGTCACGCACAATTTGCGCAAATACATTTTGGGCCTGCGTTGATTG